CACTTCCGGCGTTAAAGGGGTAAGCTTTTTAAAGGGCCGGAATAAATGGAGAGCTTCTATTAACCTTGAAGGCAAAAAAGTAAACCTCGGTACGTTCAACACTTTGAAAGAGGCGGTGACCGCAAGGCAAGCTGGAGAAAAACAATGAGCGAAGATTTCAACATTAAAATATCGGTTAGAAACGGCAGGTTGTTAAAAGCAATTAGGGCTCGTTACGATTCAGTGGCTGATTTATCCCGTAAATGTCACCTCCATCAATCTGGAGTAAACAGTTTGGTTACCATGACGGTAAAGCCCTTTAACAAAAACGGTTGGACAAATTTAGCCTTGGACGTTGCAGCAATGGTTGGCAAAGAGCCCGAGTACTTATGGCCTGACCACCTTCGTGAGTTAAAATTAGCCAGATCAACATCTGAAACAGAAGTTGGTTTAGACAGTGTTAAAAAAATAATTCAAGACGGAACTTCCGAAAAATCTTTGTCTCAAATAAGTGCTATATCAACGTTATCTAAAACACTGACCCCCAGAGAACGGCAGTGCTTGGCAATGCGTTTTGCGGTAGGCCATACTTTAGATGAGACTGCCCGAATATTCGGCGTTTCAAGGGAGAGAGTGCGTCAGTTAGAAGCCAAAGCTATTCGAAAAATGAAAAAACAAGCCAGCCTTGCGGGCTACCGTGTTCAAGGCTCTGAGCATGGACAGTTGAAGTTTGAACCAAAAGCTAGAACGCTTATAAGAACGGTTCAGGAGCGAACAACCAGCAAAGGTTTGGACCTCCTCAATGATTAATCGAAGGGAGGCTTACGAAAGATTAGAAAACCTTTTAAAAAAGGCAATGGACCCTGCTTGCTCCCCCGCAGAAGCTCAAGCGTGTAAGGCAAAGGCGGATAAACTAGCCGCGGAATTAGGCATTAAACGACGTAAAAAGAAACGTAAAGAAAAGTTGTTTGTAAAAGGACTGTACACAAAAGCCCCGCAAGAAAGCTCTCCTGAATGGGTAATGTTTACTTTAAATATTAACCGCGCGGAACTAATTAAGTGGCTTTCAACAAGCGGTGACTCAGAGTGGATTAACGCTCAAGTGTGCAAAAGTCGCGGCACGGGGAACTTTTACGCAGAAATAAATCAATGGGAAGACGTAAATACATGAAAAAAGAAGAAATTTTAAAAAAAAGTGCAGAGTTAGTGACAGGCAACCGTGCAAAAGACTACGGTGACGCGCTCGAAAACTTTGACCGTATCGCCACAGGGTGGAACGTAATTCTAAACGGGGCAATAGCCTCGCATGGATACCTAACCGCGCAGCACGTTGCGCTTATGATGGATTGGGTTAAAACAGCAAGACTACTAAACACCCTAGACCATGAAGACTCATGGATCGACAAGTGCGGATACAGCGCAATCGGTGGGTCTTTTTCGGGAGAAAAAAGTGAGTAATCTAACAGTAGGCAGCGCGTCCCTTTTATCCGAATGGGTGCCGCCACACGAACTGCCAGACCTAACACACGCCAAAACAATCGCTATCGACGTGGAAACCAAAGACCCGAACCTTAAAAAGATGGGCCCCGGATGGGCTAGAGGTGACGGCGAAGTGGTGGGATACGCCGTGGCAACTACAGATTGGGCCGGATACATCCCCATCAGGCACCAAGGCGGCGGCAACCTAGACGAAAAACAAGTAAACAAGTGGCTGAAAAAGATATTCGACTGCCCCGCAGATAAAGTAATGCACAACGCTCAGTATGACCTCGGCTGGATCAAGCGCATGGGCTTTGATGTAAAGGGCCGTGTGATCGACACGATGGTTGTGGCGTCCCTGCTTGATGAAAACCGTAGAAGCTTCAGTCTCAACAACCTCTGCTACGAACTGTTAGGCATAGCCAAGTCAGAAAAACTATTAAACGCCGCCGCGGTGGAGTTCGGGTTCGATGCAAAAGCAGAAATGTGGAAGATGCCCGCAATGTTTGTCGGGCCTTACGCACAGAACGATGCAGAGATTACGCTTAAACTGTGGGACTACCTGTCCGTACAAATCAAACAAGAAAACCTTGAGGGCGTTACAGAACTCGAACTAGACCTCCTGCCCTGCCTTGTAGACATGACATGGCGCGGTATTCGCGTCGATATGGACAAAGCCGAAATAACGCGGAACGCAATCCTAAAGCGTGAGAAAGAAGTCCACAAAGAAATAAAACGTATCTCTGGCTGCGACATAGAAATCTGGGCCGCGGCGTCCATTGCCAAAGCCTTCGATAAAATGGGCATAGAATACTTTAAAACAGAAAAAGGCTCTCCGTCCTTCACCAAGAAGTTCCTGTCAGAACATCCCGATAAGTTACCTAAACTGATTGTAGAAGCGCGAAACCTCAACAAAACGTCAGGCACGTTCATCAACAACATCCTGACCTTCTGTAACTCAGATGGACGTATCCATAGCCACATAAACCAAATTAGATCAGATGACGGCGGTACAGTATCAGGGCGGTTCTCTATGAATAACCCCAACCTACAACAAATCCCCGCCCGCGACCCAGAGATAGGACCAATGATCCGGTCCCTGTTTCTGCCAGAAGAAGGCGAACAATGGGCCGCTATAGATTACTCCCAACAAGAACCGCGCATCTTGGTTCACTACGCACACGTATTTGGTAAAAGCCAGAACAGAGTGCTAGGGGGCGTCACAGAGTTTATACAAAGCTACAAGGACGATCCGCGGACCGACTTCCATACGATGGTGGCAGAAATGGCGGGCATCCCGCGTAAACAAGCGAAGACCGTGAACCTCGGTATCATGTATGGCATGGGCGTGGGTAAGCTGGCGATTGAACTTGATCTGCCCGAGGAACAGGCCAGAAGCCTGATTAACCAGTACCATGAGCGGGTGCCGTTTGTAAAAGAACTGATGAAGGGCGTACAAAGTCACCTTAGTCAGAAAGGAAGCCGAGGCCATGTGAGGTCCCTACTGGGCCGCAAGTGTCGGTTTGAGTTGTGGGAACCAAAGCAGTTTGGAATGTTTAAAGCACTGCCGTTCGAGCAAGCGGTGTTAGAACACGGCAAGCACACTCCGCTGGTCAGAGCGTACACCTACAAAGCACTCAACAGGCTGATCCAAGCGTCCGCCGCGGACATGACCAAGAAAGCTATGGTCGATCTGTACCGAGAGGGCTATCTGCCGATGCTGCAAATACACGATGAACTGGCTATGTCCGTAACGTCCAGAGAAGAGGCAGAAAAGGTTGCACTAATCATGCAAAATGCTGTACCATTGGAGTTGCCAAGCCTTTGTGACGTTGAGTTGGGTCCGTCATGGGGTGAAGCAGTATAGTCTGCTCTTCAACTCCCCCGCTTTGGTTCAGCAAGGCGGGGGTTTTTTGTTGTGTATCAAGTGTTTATCCTATATAGTCCCAGAAACTCTCACAAAGGCGCATAAGATGGATACTACAAAATGGAAATCAGTCCTCGTTCCGGTCGAAGTTTACCGCGAATTGAAGATTTTATCGGCTATCGAAGGCCGCACAATCAGCGGACAGCTACGCTTTATGTTTGACCAATACAGCAAACTGAAGTCCGTTCGAAATAAGCTCAAGCAACACTACGAAGAAGCTTGACCACTCCCATATTATCGCGTATGTAATATGTATCTCCTCATGAGATATTAATGTTTGTTCTCCAATAAACATTGAACCCTCACCGAAATACCCGCGGTGAGGGTTTTTTCTTGTATTTGTACTTGACTATCTCGTATAGTTGGTTTATCTTAGCTTTACTCAACCAAAGGAGAACAAACATGCTTGAGTCACGCTTTCTTGATAAAGCAGCCGCAACAGAACTGCTTAGTAATAACTGGTATAAAAACCGTAAAATCCACAGAGGCATTAAAGATCAACACGTTAAAGACCTCGCGGCAAAGATCACACAAGGCCGCTGGGTTGTAGATGCAATGGAAACGCCTATTCTAATTGATACAGACGGTATTTTATATAACGGTCAAAATAGATGTATGGCTGTAATTCTCGCTGACCAAGGTGTAGTGGTGCAGTGCCGCATAGAGTCGCCGGAAGAGTGCCAAAGACTGTACGCGTCTCTGGACCTTGGCAAAGCCCGATCAATCGCAGACATTACAGGATTAAACCAAAGCAACATAGTGCAGCCCATACTCTACCTCATGCGCTGCGCGGGCCTTGATGGACGGCTTAAAGATGAAGCCGTCGTATCGCGGATCGCGGATACTTACATGGGAGATATCCTGCGCCACTTCGATCAGAACACCCGTTGGGTAAAAAACAATCGGTGCTTTAATTCTGTTCAATTTAAGGCCGCAATGGCGTACTGTGTTCATAGGCGGGTATTGCCCGATTATGAAGCTATCTCGGTGCTTGAAATGTTGCAGAACAACAAAGACTACCACTGGCCTTCCATGTATTTAAACTACCGCGAACAGATCGTGTTTCCAAACGGTAAGCTAAATACTAGCGGTAAGAACGTAGCAAACGATAAGTTCTGCCGAGGCGTTTATCTGATCGAACGCCGCATGAAACATCAAAGCAAAATTCAAATATCCAGCGGATTTCTGGATGACCTTGCTTCAAACGTTCGCCGCGTGATTAGCTTGGCTGCTGCCGAATGAATTATAAGATAGAAAAAAACATCCCCCTTCCCGCGTCACAGCGGAAAGGGAAGTTCGCTATCTTAGAGGACTTGGAAGTTGGCGACAGCTTTCATGTTGCAGATGTAACCGCGCCAGCGGGCATCTATTCAAAAGCAGAGAGCCTCGGGATTAAAGTAACCGTGAGAAGCATCCTACACCCTAGCGGCGGCTTCAGAGTTTGGAGAATCGAATGAGCGACAAAGCTTGGCATATCAGTTACCTGTCCGCTATCGTCGGACCGTGCGCCGCAACAACCGATGACGGTTGTATGGCGTGGGAAGACACAGAAAAAAGTGACTTTGTTATGCGCCTACTTGACAGGGATAATGACGCCAAAAACCTCCTACTCGTTATTCAACCAGAAATGAATGAGTTGGCGATTTACACCCTGACCGGATACTGCGTGGCAAACGATCTGCCGTACATGATTAAAGATTGGGATACCCTGTCCGCAGAAGGGCAAAAAGAAGCTCAGAAAACGAGGCACTGAACATGATCCACCGCGACGAGTACGAACGCGTCTGCGAAGAAAACAGAAAGTTGCGGGACTTGGTTAAAGCCAAGTCCCCAATGGCTATGATGCAAATGCTTAAAAGGTTTCTGGGAGGGAACTATGACCGCACTGGAACAGTGGAAGACACTAGCGAAAATAGAAAACGCCAAGATGCTGGAACCCTACGAGGGCCGACCCCCTAATTACGGTATTGTCAAAAATAAGATTAAAGGCGGCGGACCGCGGCTCTCGGAAATTAACCGCTCACTCGCCGCACAAAAACTTCTGGAAATGTCCCAAAAAGGTTATACTCTGGAAGAAGCCGCCGTTGAAACAAACTCCCCAATAGAGAAAGTTCTAGGCCGCGCCAGACGCTATCAAATCACGTTTAAAGGGCAAGAGGAGCTTTTATGAGTAATCACCTATCAGAAGTGGCAGAGGGCATCATAGAGGCTTGCCCAACGCAGCTTAACCCAGATGAAATGTCTACCCTGATTGCGTACATGATCTGGTCGTACGGTATGCAAAGCGATTGGGACGATATGCTTCCCAAAATCGTGCGCTGCATAAATCTGGATGACGGTCACGCCCGTATCGTCAGAGTGGCTAACAGAGACGCTAATAAGTTTTTGGATAAAGTAAGAGAGGATGTTAGCAATGCCCGACGCAGTTAAACTGTTCTCCGAAATAGACCAGCAGTTCCTAGAACTGGAACAACAGTTCGAAATAATCAAAAAACAACGGGAAGAAATAGAACTATGCAAGAAGAAGACATTAAACGCATCCAAAGAGACCTCAACCCCGCACAACAAGCCGAATTAAAATTCCTTCGACAAGAAGTCGATAGATGCCAAGATGCGCGGTTTGCTAAAGAACCACTACCCAACGCCAACCAAAACTACTGGACCGCCGCAGAAGAACTGGACAGATACGTCAGGAGCCTTCGTAATGATGGATACTGGATTTAAAACCATAATCGAAGTGATGAAACAAGGATCGTGGCTCACGGACCTCGAAGTGGCAGAGCGGGCCAAAATGAAACTAGATGCCGCGCTCTACTACCTTAGACGATTAAGGCGCTTGGGGCTGGTGATAAGCGAATGGGTTCACGGACAACGGGTCTGGGGTGTTCTTAACTGCACTTGACTTTCTTCTATACTTGGGGTATTCTGTAAAAGTAAATCTTACAAAGGTAGGTTCAAATGCCTAATCACTCGGCAACAAAAATGATAGACGATGCTTCGGCACAGATTGAGCTTGTTGAAATCATTCCAGAACAAGGGGATATAAGCAGTTATATTCGGATCGTTGCGCTTGCATCCTTCTATTGGGAAGAGGATCAAGATTGGTCTGAGTTTGTTCAACAGGTAACCTCGGTTGCAGACAGTATGTTTGCAGAGTTCAATAACGACAATCCGCGGATCGTTACACAATACATTCAATTTAAAACAGGGGGAGTACTGTGAAAGTAACCCCAATGGAGAACCATTATGAAAGCCCGAATAAACATCACACAACGGATGCTCAACAAAAGCATTATAGACGCCAATAAAAGCGTCGTAGCGTTCGTTAGAAATTGCTACCCAACACTGGGATACGACTTCATAGAAAATGGGGGCAAAAACACCCTTTTAGCGTACTATGACGATGGTCACGAATATACAACGACCAGCATACGATTGTACCGCCGACCGCGGGGCGATAAACTTATGTCCGTTTGGGGGCTGACAAGACGCGCCAAAGCAGGAGACACAATGACTTTCGAGCATGACAAGGAAAGCAACAGAATAATCGTCCGGCTCGAACTGGGAGAAGATATAGAATAGGGCGGGTTTAGGGGTTTTAACCCGTCCTAGCGCAGGGAGCGGTCGCTTAACACTCTCACGCGGTAGGCCATTTTGACATAGTAGTGGCAGGACCGCGGATCAGGCTCTCGTCTTAATTTAGGCGGGAGCCTGTGTCGTTAGTAACGTGTATACTATACCCCTCCTGAGAATTGAAAAAAAAAAAAACGAAAATAAATAGCCGTTACCGGTGTTATAAAAGTTACCACTCTGTAATCAAACAAAAATAAGGCAAAAAACGGTAACATTTTCGGTAACTCCATACTAAAGATAGGTGTTACTTTGGCTGTTTTTTGACCCAAACGGTTAAGCAGCCTTCTGCGTTAAGCCAAATCTCCACAAAAAAAAGTAAAAAAAGTTTCTCTGGCGGGGTATACTATATGTTGCTAAAGGGTATTGTATAGTTATTTGCAGTGGAGAGAACCGTGCCTAGAAAAACAAATGCTGATCTTGCAAAACTCCCCAAGCCTTTGAGGATTAAAGCGAGGCCCATCCCTAGAAAGCATACCGGACTAGCCGTGGATAAAGAGGCCAACCGTTCTGATCCCCGAGGCGCGAAGTATAAGACAGCGGATAGCCCTTTGACGCGTAAGCAAGAGCTTTTTGTAAAAGAGCTTGTAAGCAACGACGGTATGATAACTTACAAGGAAGCCGCCATTCGAGCGGGCTACCCTGAGAGTTCAGCCCACACCCGTGCATATGAGTTAACCAACCCTCACAAATGCCCGCATGTTGTGGCAGCTATCAGGCGGTATCGAAACGAATTGGATGAACGTTTTGCCATCAACTACAGCAGACACGTTCGAGACTTGCAGAAAATCCGTGATGTGGCCCTCGAAAACGGGGCGTACAGTGCCGCGGTACAAGCCGAGTATAGACGGGGACAGGCGCAGGGTGATATATACGTTAGCAAGGCGGAGATCAGACACGGCAGTATCGACAACATGGATAAGGATGAGGTGATGAAAGCGTTGAAGGAACTAAAGGAATCCAATGGCTCAGACATTATCGACATTACCCCAACCGAAGATTCCGACGGAAGCGGCGTTTTATCAACAGTTGAGGACAGCCGCGAAAAAGGTTAGGCCCCAGTTAAGCCTGACTAGAATAGAAAACTCTGTCGGTCAGGGCATACCCGACCTTATGATCTGCGATGAACGCGGGCTATTTCATTTTGTAGAATTAAAGTTTTGCAAGGCCAATGCGGTACGGTTAAGCCCGCACCAAGTTTCTTGGCTAACGAGGCACCGACACAGTAGCAGTTGGATATTGGTTAAGCAGCATCAGAACTGGGGGAAAAAACCTGTCGTTCTTTTGTATCGTGCGGATCAGGCAATAGCGGTCAAAACAGACGGGCTAAAGACCGATCCGGTGTATGAAGGCACAAATCCTTTTGATTGGCCTGTTCTTTTCGACTTGATTTCTCCCATATAATCGCATATACTCTAAGGGTTAGCTAAATGGAGAACATGCTATGAGTTTAAATTATGATTTATGCGGTGTAAAAGCCGACTATAAAGACGACGCCGTCTGGCCTATCACCAGTGCTTTAATTTGGGGCACCATGTCGGTTGGCTTAAATGCGATTACGGAAAAGAATTGGGAGGAATTTTACGTTCGTTGCCACGCCGTTGAAACGATCAACGGGGCTTGGCTTCGTGATAAGGATTTAAAAGGCCGACCGATCACGGCAGAGGATGTAAGAAGCCACGTAGGATTGCACACCAATGCGGACACTCGAACTAAGGCCGAGTTCCAGAAAGACATTTACAGACGTTTTTTGGATCAGGCTAACCGCAACATAACACTGTCACGGCAGGAACTCGAATGAATACTTATAAGATCACCTGTGAGATTCATGTGCTGGCAGAAAATGCCCACGATGTTGAGGCAACGCTGCACGAAGAAGCTTACGCATGGCTCAAGAACAACGAATTTATGTGTGCCATAGAGAGCAACGCGAAGACAATCACACGAATGAATATCACGGAAGAAAGGGAGAAAGCCTAACCAATGTTTATTTTTGAACTAATAGGTCGATTGCTTTATGGCAGCGATTACGAGGAATTGAGCAAAAGAGCGAACCGCAAAAAACCAACGCGAAAACGCCGACGATAAAACTTTAGAAACTGCCCGCTTTACAGGCGGGCTTTTTTCTTTTATAGATATGGGACATTGCATATATTGGAGAACGCTATGGCTAACGTAATTTATAAGAAATATTCCTTTTTGGGACAGCCTAGATACTGGAACCGACGCACTAGAATGTGGACATTATGGCTTTCTAAAAGTTGCCATTACCCGACGCACCACGGCGCGTTGCGCGTTTTGCATAGCCGAAGGTTTTCGGAAAATATTTCAACGAATAAAGACGTATCGACAGGCATAAGCCTATCGCCGGAATATGGGGTAAAAACGCTATGCTAAAAACTGTCGAATATAGCCGCGCAAAAAAGACGCGGGGAATTGCAGTCACATATAGAGCGGGCGATGGTAGCAATTACGGAACTTGCCCAGTTAGTTGTGAACTTAACCCGAGCGGTTGCGGCGCGTCAAAAATAGATGTTGATTATCTTGACGCTGTTTTAGATGCTAAACCTGTCAAAGGTGTATCGTTCACCTATTCGCATTTCTCTCCCCTTCACTGGAAACGAAAACTTGCGGCAAATAAAACGGTCATAAACTACAGCGCAAAAACCGCCGAAATCGCGGCAAAGTTTATGCGGTTTAAGGTGCCTTGTGTTGTGACAGTTGGGGAAAAATTCTGGCAGGGGAAAAAGAAACAATCTGTTGATGGTGCCTTGATTGTACGTTGTCCGGCGGAAACAATCGCGGGGTTTAGTTGTGCCGATTGCGGCAATGGTGATCCCCTATGCGCAAGGCTCGAAAGAACTTTTGCAGTTGGCTTTACCGCCCATGGTGCTAGTAAAAAGAAAGCCGCTAATCCAGATGAGGCGGGCGGTTGCTATGCGTCTGGCGGTAATGTCGCGTTGCACTGGACGGCTACAGCCGCGCAGGATCAGGACGAAACCGACGGGGATAAATTGCGTCGCTTTGTTTCTGGCTTGCCGCCCCGTTCAATTATCCGGCATCATATTGCAGGCGATATAGGCGAGGAAACGCACGATTAGAAATTTCCGCTTGATTATATATGCGAGGTTCTATATGAAGGGGGCGGGGCAATCCTGCCCCTTTAACTTTGGAGAACGTAAAATGTCACATTCAATCGAAAACTCAAACAACAGTTTAACCCAGCTAATGCAACAGGTCCAAGACCAAGCCGCCCGCAAGGCTGATTTTTTGACCCCTACAAATGATCTGCAAAAGATCACCAATTCAGAAACAAACGAACCAATATTAGTTATTGAAGCAAAAGGCGGCGAACCTACCCGCCATTTAAAAATAAACAACGTAGCTTTCCAACAGCTAGCCGCGCATTGCGACATTGAGGCCCGCACGGCCCGCCGCCTTCAAACACATTACCCTTTTGAGTTCGACAATCTGATTAACGCTCACTTTGATCAAGAGCCTAAGCGGAAAATGCTTCGTACTTTTCTCGACACCGACGAAACGAACGGCACCGCCCGAGCGTTGCTTTCCGACAGGTTTAAGTGTTTTGATAATGATAATATGATCCAAACCATTTTGCCGCCGTTGATGGAAAACCCCGCGCAACTTCAGGTCGTGAACGCAAAAATTAGCGACAGCAAATTGTATATGCGGTTTAAAAGCCTTGTTCATACTGGGGCGGGTGCAAACGTGTCAGATGTAATGGCGAACGGTTGCGGCTTTTCTAACTCGGAGACGGGGCAGGGATCGGTGTCAGCTTACCAGCTTTTTTGGACCTTAGCATGCCTTAATGGCATGCAAACCGAGAACAAAACTCGGAGCAGCCATATCACCAGCGCGAGGGATAGTGACGATTGGGGCTTGTTATCGGGAGAGGCGCAGGAAGCCGATAATAGAGCCTTGAATTTAAAACTTCGTGATCTGGTGGAAGCATACAGCAGCCGCGAGATGTTTGACCAAGTGCTGGACAAGATGAAAGCAGCAGCCGCCGACACAATCGAAGGCGAATATTCGGTTTCTGACACGGTTAACAATCTGGGAACCGTTATGCGTTTGACCAAAAAAGAAACGTCAAATGTTCTTGACGGCCTTATGTCAACTATAGGGCAAGCGGGCTATGAGAACGACCGCCCATTGTCGCGGGCAACCTTTATCAACGCCGTGACAGCAGCGGGCAACAAATGTGATATTGACCAGACGGATGACTATCAACGCCTTGGGGGTCGTCTTTTGAATATGAACGCTCGAGATTGGAACCGCATAGCGGCTTAAATTTTTTTATTGCTTTGCACTTTACAATGGCGCATATTGGGGCAGGGGAAACCTTGCCCCTTAACTTTGTTTGGAGAACGAAAAAATGGAACTAGCTAAAACAGACTACACCAATGAGACCGAGTTGAGAGCGGCGCGTGAAATGCTCGAACGCCGTGAAGTGGAAATAGCCCGCTTGCGTGAAGAGATGGAAGCACTTCGAACCGTTAACCAAGAAAATGCTTTGATGCTGGACGATATACGCTTGCCCCTTTTTAAACTTTTGAAAGACCAACTCGGCGCAATGGTCTCGGGCGAAATTGCCGAGCAATTGAAATCACAAGAAAAGGCTTTTGATATTCAGGATCATATGGACGAGATACGCGAAGATATCACTTACAATTTCGACATCAGTTCTTTTCAATCCGAGATCGAAGAGATTGTAACCGAGCGCGACATGACCGACGAGGTGACCGAAATCGTTGAAGATGTTTTGAGAGGCGCGAAAATCACACTGGGTTAAAAAACCCGCTCAACTTTGCCCAACTTTGCCCGCCATAGCGCGGGCTTTTTTTATGTTTGACAGATCAGTAAGAGATATCCCATACTGCAGGAGCGGCGGGCATCCTGCCCGCTTGCTATAGGAGAACCGACACAATGAAACGCTATCAAATAGAAGCCTCGACATTCGAGCTAGACGGGACCGAGAGCCACACAGTGCTTTACACCTCGAACGGCATAAGCACCGCCCGTGCTTACCTCGAAGGATTTACAACCGCCAGCGATTGGAAAGATTACGACCTTGTCAATCTATTGGATACAGCGCACCCCAGCGACAGCGACTTGCACTTGATCGATAGCAAGATGCACCCCGCCATCGACAATTGCGCGACAAGCCAGAGCCTTTCTGATTTTACCGAAGTGTGGGCCGACGTAGGACAGCACGCCTTTTTCCGGTGTAAGCTATGAGAGGCGGCGTAGGTATCTGTTTAAATGGTTTGAGTACCAAACCCCCCGCAGACCCCCAAAAGAGCCGAGCCGAGCGCAGAGCAGCCGACAGCAACCGCAAACATTCAAAAGGTGGAAAGGTTAACTTTAACCGCTGGACTACCAAACATGGCAGACGAGCCGGAAAGTGAAACTATGATAGATATGACAACCGCCCAGCGCGACACATTGGAACGCAAATGGTCAGAGCTGGACGAGACCACCCGCCCGACGCTTGAACGCTTTCTTGAGAGCGTGAAAGACACGTTCTATTGCGACGACGCCGTGACCGTGTACTGGGCTAACATGTGGCTTTGCATAGAGCGTGACGGATACTGTCACACTTGACTAAATCATATAGATCAGGCAAAACAGGGGCGGGGCAATCCCGCCCCTTATCTATTGGAGAACCGAAACAATGATTAAAGTACTTTACCAGAGCATCGACAATCACGACGGCTGGACCGTTGAGTATGATACTGAAGCCTCGGCTTTTGCCGGTATACGTCACCAGCTTGGCAACGTCGGAGAACCGTCGAGCCATTACGCTTGCGCCGACGATGGAGTGTGCACCGCCACCGTTATCAATTCTACATTGCGGGAACTGCACGAGGCCGCATCTGTTTTGGGTATTCGTTAATACCCAGCACCACCGCACCGACGCTCAGAGGCCCGCCCAGTGCGGGCCTTTTCTTTTAGTGACACATGCGACCCCCGCACCCCGCCCCTTGGCTTAAACCTACCGGACCGAGATCCGAGGCCCAAGGTTTGATGTTCGATCTCGTCGATCTCGTGCCCAGATACCCAGTGATCGACAACGAGGTGGACGAGAGAGCCGTTAATCTGGTCCGATCCGCCCCGATCCGCCCCGATCCGCCCCGATCCGCCCCGATCCGACGCCAACTGGCGGAAAATATCGGAGCGCAGCCGCGCAGTTAAATCCACCGGATCGACGTTCGAGCGTCAATTAACTGTAACAGCTGCAGCAGCTGGCGCACCAATCGCCACGGCTGCTGGCACCGGACAACCGCAGCACGATCACGAAACCCGGACCAGGCTAGACAATATCGCATGTTATCAATGCCCCAAAGACCGTTTAACGCGACCTAGGGTCCCCCAGATATCGGGTCAATCCGCCTAGGTTAAACCCAAATCGACCGGAATCCGCCGACCGCGCACCCCGTGCCGACCTGCGGGGGCTTGGGCCATGTTTTTGACAAATAGTTGCCATAAAAATGATATGGGGTATAACTATGTAATAAGACTATAACCTTTGTACAACTTTAAGGAGAAAGCTCGTG